GCTGTAGATGCCGCTCCATGGCGTGATCAAGCGCGTTTTTGATCCCGCGCAGCGTGTCAGCCACTTCGGGCGGGGCACTGCGAGCCGCCGCCTCCATGCGTGAGCGCAAGGAAGCATAGGCAGGCCCAGGAATGACGCCATTGTTGGCCCCCAGCGCCTGCGCGATTTCCTCCTGGTAACCTCGGATGACCGGCGCGCGATTGGGCGGCGAAACATTGCCGTTGTAATGATCCACCGCCTGCCGGATTTGCGGCCCCATGGCCTGATCCGGATGCAGGGTGTTGTTGGCCGCCAACCGGTCGAACTGATTACCGATCCGTTTAAATGCGTCGTCAATCACCTCGGGCGTGGCACGCGGCGCATCGACACCCGCCCGTCGCAGCACGGCTTGGGTAAACTGCTCCTTGCCTTTCTCCGTCATGCGGGTGCCGGCGCCGGTCACATCGCCAAGGCTCTGCTCAAAATATTGCAGCGGCGTGCTGCCGGTTTTCTGTCCGGCACTAATGGCGGTCACGCCTTCGTCTTCCAGCAGCCGCACATTGGCGGGCTTCACGTTGCCGCCCCGCGGCGACACCAACAGGCCCCGCGCTCCCTGCGCGGCAACCTGCGGCCCCACTGCGCCAAGCAGACGGGCGGCCGGCTCGGCGGCCGTACCCTCGGTCAGTTGCCCGGCAGTTTCGCTGCCAATCCCTGGAACGACGGCGCCCTGCATGATGCGCCGCGCCCAGCCGCCCGGCCCAGCCAACGCCGCTGGGACCATTTCGGTGACAGTCTGGGCATATTGGCCGGGGAGCGTCTTGGGCTCATAGAGCGGCCCGGTGGCCTTCTCGACCGTGCCCCGGATTTCGCCCGACGTTGGTCCCTGCAACAGCGGGATTGGCACCCGGCGCGCATACTTGGAGATTGTCTCCGGGTCCACGTCGTAGCCGAATTGGCTGGCTAGACTGCTTGCGCCGCTGGCCATCATGTCGCGCACATCACCAGCCGTGCCGGCGAGCTTCATCACGCCTTTCGGCAACCCGATGGCGGCGGATTTGGCCACATCTTCCGCCACGCCGGGCTCCGGCGGATCAAACTGGTCAAAATAATTGCCGCCCTTTTTGGGGGCGGCACCGGCCGGTGGGTCAAATTGATCGAAATAGTTCGCCATAGGCTATTTCCCGGTCAATTCTCGCATGGCGGCACCCGGCCCGTATCTCTCATCGAAATCATCCCGCATTGCGGGGTTTTTCTTGAGTTCCCGAACCGAGCGCGCATAGCCAGTTTCTCCACCGCCGGTCTTTCGGGAAGATGCAGCAGCATCCGGCGGTGCAAACCTGGGCGGCGGCGCAGTGCCGGGGCCATGAATGATTTCATGGCGCATGCGTTGTACGCGATCGAGATTGTAGAGCAGTTGTTCTGGCGTCCTTGATTGCTCCAGACTGCCCTGCACGGCCTGCAGAGCCGCCATATCCTTGTCGGACACATTGCCGAGCGCGCCGCCGGTCGGCGATGCCTGCCGCATTTTTTGCAGTTCATCAAAGGAAACTCTGGCCTTGGCAGTTTGCAGCATGCCGGCCAGGTCGCCGGCCTGGCCGCCAAACTTGCTCGCCAGTGAACCATACAAACCGGTAGTCGATTTCGGGTTTGCTTGGATTATCTTGATGGCTTGATCGATGTCCTCCTTGACCGGATCGATCATTCCGGCCTGTTTCTTTGCCCGTTCTTCTTCCGCCTGATCCTTCACGGCCCGCTTGGTCATTTCCTCGGCATAAACCTTGCTGTTCATGCCGGGCTTGGGCGGCGGAAAGGCTCGACCGGCAGCCGCCGGTGCCGTCGTCGGAACACCGCCACCGGACGGCGGCAGTGCCGCCGCGGGGCTGGCGGCATAGTCAGCACCCCCGCCTTGGCCGTAGACCGGCGCCGTGCCCTTGGTGAAGACGTCGGGACTGGTGGCAACGCCGGTCGTTCCGGGTGCGCCTTGCCCTGGCACAAAGGCAGCAGTTTCCCGCGTGCGCACATTGGCCCAGATCGGAATTTTCTGATCGGGGTAATCTGGGTGCGGTACTTCCACCACCTTCCAGTCGCCCTCGGTCTTCGATTGGATCGCCTTCTGGATGAAGGCTGTATGTTCCGGCGTTCCCCGTGCAAATCCGGCAGCACGCGCCAGCTTTTCCGCCTCGGTCATCTGGTTCTCAGTAAACGTGCGCTCGAAATTGGCCTGTGCCTGCGCGCGATCTCCCGCATGCTGCCTGCGGTCCGCCGCCAGCGCCGCGGTGCGGGCATCGAGCCCGGCGCCGGCCTGGAAGCCTTCCAGGGCATTGCCCCAGGAGGATTGGCCGCGCAGCGGATTGGACGGCTGCAGTAGGCCCAGCCCGAGCCCGATCAGGGAATTGGATCGGGCTTGCAGATTATCGGCAAAACTCGACGGCTCGCCGGCGGGATCGCGCGAGTTGAACATATCTATGAGGCTATTCGGCATGGTCTTCTGCCTCTGCTGTGGTGGTCCCGATGCCATGGCGGTTTCGGTCGGGCTCTCGCCCTCGCCGGTGGCCCGCCATGCTTCCGGCATTCCGATGGGCCGCAGCGCCCGATCGGCCTCGTCGCCTTCCAACGGGGTGACCGTGCGGCGGCCGGCATCGGCCTGCACCGCCGCCGATGCCGCCTGCGGGCTATAGCCACGGTAATCACCGGCTGCGACATCGAGCTTGTCGGGCCGGCCGCGGAATGCCGAGCCTGTGTCGTGCACGTATCCGGTCACATCGGGCAGCGTGTAGGATTTTTGGTCGATCGGGCTGGTGTAGGTCAGCGGCCCCATCTTGACGGTCTGGCCGTAGCGGGAGGGATCGCCCGCCAGCGTGACGAACGGCGACACACCTAAGCGAACATCATCGAGTGTGGAGGGCACACGCCTGCCGGTGCCTGGATTGGGCTGCGAGGTTTCGAAGCCGCCTTCCATGCGGCCGCCGGGGCCGGGCGCGTAGTACGTCACCCGGCTGCTGAACGGATCGAACGGATTTGGCCGCCGGGAGCCCGGCAAATAATCCCACAGGCTGGGCATCAGAGTAGACCGAGCAGGCTGCCGCCGAGCGCACCGATGCCCGCCCCCGGGAGCCCGCCGAACGAGCCGCCAATGCCGGCCCCCGCGGCCGCGCCGCCGAACAGCTTCTGCAAGGTCGATGGCTGATTGATCGGCGTGGTTTGCGTACCGAACTGCGTTCCGCCAAGGCCGCCGGCCTGCCCGGCAATCGCATTCAATCGACTAATCTGCTCCCACGGGTAGGCTTGCTGGGCGTTGTACAGCTTGATCTGGTCGTCGAGTGCCTTCTGGTCGCGTTCCTGATAAAACTGCCCGATCGATCCTATCCGCTCCAATGGCGCATATTGGGCAGCATCGAGCGCCGGCATTACCGTCGACCAAGTGCCCGCACGCTGCAACCCACCCTCGGCGATACTCTGCATCTGCTGCTGCCGGCGGGCATAGTCTTGCGCCAGCACCGGGTTGGCGCTTTCCGCCAGCGCGCGCGACATGATGTCGGTATGCGCGCCCGAGCCATAGCGGCCGGCTCCACTCACGCTGGAATTGACGCGGTCGCCAATGCGCCGATTGTTGGTGTCGAGGATGCTTTGCAAATACGGGTTCTGATCGCCCTGCGCCTGCTGGTAGAGCGATTGCAGCTCGGGTGATAGTCCCCGGTTTTGAATTTGCTGCGTGCCGAGAGCGCGGGCTGCATTGACGCCTTGAGTGCCCCCAATGTCGCCCACGGCCAGATTGGTCTGGCCACTCAGTGAGGTGTCAAAATATCCGTTCAAAGGCGATAGCGTCGATCCCGTATAAGGCTGGTAGCCGACATTATCGTCAAAGAAACTGCCGGCTCGCGTCATCGCCTTTTGCAGATAAGGCTGTGCCGGCGCCCATGGGTCGCGGGTGGCTTGTGTCTGTTGTGTAACGGGTTGCTGACTGCTGCTGCTTCCCATCAGAGCACCTTTTCCATCGCGATATGCGTGAGCCGATAGCCGGCGGGTTTCAGAATTTTGGCCCAGCCCGGTCGGCAGATCGGCCGGCATTCCACTACGCCGGCCTGTTTCAGTAGTTGTTCGAATTCAGGCAGCAGATGCGCCCAGGTTTTGTAGTTGTGCCCCGTCATCCAGACCCACTCTGCAATCAGATCATTGCCGCGCATGTGCAGGCGCACGCCGAGCAGCGCCACCGGCTTGTCGAGGTCGTCCATGATCAGCGTCAACCGCACCTCGAAGTGTGTGACCTTGCGGATAAGCTCAGACACGCTTTCCTTGGTACGGCGTGCGATCGCCGGCAGGAACGGCAACCACAACGGCGCCGTGTCTTTCAGCGCCTCGAAATCGATCGGGATCGGCTCCAGCCTCACAGGCCGTTCTGCGTGCGGAAATCGCCGAGCGTTATTGGCGGCACGCCCTCGAATGTCCGCAGCCGGTTTTCGTGATTAAACAACACTGCGGTGGACGGCTGCGGCGTTGGTGGTGACGGTGTTGGCGGCACATAGGGATCAGGCACGTTGCCGTCCGCCAGCCATTCTTCGTATTCCACGCGATCGCGGTTGGCGGGATCGTTCGGGATGCACGCACCATCCTGGGTGCGGATCACAGCATCGGTTGTGGTAAGTTGATAATCTGCCATCACAGCCTCGCATCCAAGCTAATATAGCTTCCGGCGGCATTGTAGTAATATGATTGTCCAACACCGGTTGATGTTATATTAAAATACAGACTGCGTGGGCCGATAGTAGCGGTAACGGCTGACGTGTTGGCGGCTGTCCATGTACCAACATATGTAAGCGTTGGCGCAGATCGCATTTCCATCGGAAGAATGAACAATGGGCCTACTATGCTACCCGCATTAGGCGCGTAAGCTCCAATGAGCGCATCAAAAAGATTATAGCCACCAATTTTCTGCCAGTACCGCTGGCACGTCATCAACTCCTGATCGTACGGCCGCATGATGAACGGCGAGCGCGCTGCGGATGGCGCATCGGAGCCGGGGAGAACGACGACGCCGGTCAGATATACCGTACTTGCAGTTGCCCAAAAGTTTGTCGTTGACGACGTGGCAAAGAAATTACCAGCGGTCCAAGTATTAGCGGCTGTCTGATATGTGGCCCCTGCCCCGAAGCAAAAAGCGATAGAAGCTCCCGCCGTGTTGTTGGTAACCCAGGTGCCAGCCACATCGCCTGGAATTGTTACGGTTTTATATTCCCATGCGGTAGCGACGTTGATTGTGACGTTAGCGACATAGCTGCGAGTTCCAGCACCATTTCTAACCGCAACAGCCATTGTTCCTGTAACATTCGCATTGATCCAGAAGGCAATCGTGACGGGAGACGCAGCTGCATTGCCAAACGCAAGCCTTGACCAGCGAACACCCTCAATAACTTGTGTAATATACTGAGTGTCCCCTGCCGCTAACGCGGCAGGAGTGACGCAGATCAGCCCCAGAGCGTTAGTAAATCCCGCTAGAGTAGATATCGGCTGCTGTACCGCAATGCCAGAACGAGTGGCCCCAATATTAACCCCCAAGAAACCATCGACAACGTAAAGCGCTCCTGATCCCGGTGTCAGACTGGTATTGGCAGTACCCTTCTCCTGGCTCACATCCATCGAGCCGTTGATCTGCATCCCGTTGTAGGCCAGCGCCTCAAATGGTGCTGCTGATGCACCGCTGGACGATAGCAAAATCCAGTTGGTGCCGTTGTAGAGCAGATCGACATAACGGCCGAGCAGCAGAGCATTGGCGCCGATGTCCAACCCGGCCTGATCCTTGATCGCCACCGCGCCGATGCCGTCCATGTTCAGCGTAGTGGCGCCGGTGTTGGTAACACCGACCTTAAGCCTCACCGTCAAGCCGGTCGGCACGGTGGTGTAGGCAACACCTGATGTAAACGTCTGCGCGCTGGCGGTGCCGCCGGTGGTGATTGAACCGTTCTTGAGATCGCGGTCCTTGGCATGCGCTGCGAGCATGCTACGGGCGCTGTTGTTCACGCTCGCGCGGGGCTGGCCCTCGGCCCAATTGATCAGCGGATCGGAATTGGCGTTAGTCGTCGCCGTCTTGCTCCAGGCTTGAACGTCTTCACCGGGTGATGCCATCAGGCCGCCTCATAGGTTCCAGAAATGACAAACGCTGCACCGTTGGCGCCGGGATATTCGCCGGCCGAATTTCGGATCGTCGCAACGGTCGGCGTGCCGGACAGGATCACCGCCGACATCGCCTCGGTGTTGGTTTCGTGGTAGCCGGCCAGCGCCTGGCTGGCAGCAAAGGCCATCACCGGCAGGGTTGCGGTGATAAACGTCGCCGCCGTGCCATTGGTGGTGATGGCAATGCGGATGCTGAAACTCACGTTCTTGCCGATCTGGATGTAGCGTCCGGTTGCCGAAGCAGAGGTGAGCGTGCCGGTGCTGGCGGCAAGTGTTGGCGTGTAGGCCGTCCATGCCCCACTGGCGACGGCAGTAGCAGCGAGCGTGCCGCCGGTGAAGGTCAGCCCCGTGCCGACTGTAACGGGTGACCAGACGCTGGTGCCACTGCGATAGTAGATCGTATTGGTGCCGGTTAATGCCGAGATCGCGGTCAGGTCGCCGTCGATCGGCTGATAGCCGCTCAGATCAATCGATATGACGCCGCCAGTGATCGACAGCGGCGGCGTGGCCGAGGATATGCCGCCACCCCCACTACTGGTAATGCCGAGCGCATTGCGCGCGGTGTAGGGATCGCGGGCCTCGTCAAATTTAATGCGGAATGGCGCCGGCGCCCAATCGGTCATGCAACTGTGCCATCCTGCTGCGCCTCGATCACGACGCCCTGCGCGTGCGTCCACACCATGGCACCCGGAATGAACCGGCGAAAGCGATGCAGCCTGGCCGATGAATACAGCGCCGCCGAACCGGTGATCTCGATCATCACCGGGCTTTCCCACACATACGCATCTTGCAGCCGCTCGCGAGTGCCGGCGGCAACCGTGCCCGATGCATCGTCGCGCACATCATCGAGCGGGTAGGCGTCGCTGACGAACGACCGCATACCAGGCGACAGATGCACCTCGGCGGTTTCCATTGTCGCCGGCAGATTGGGGCCGGTCAGCGCCGACAGGAAGCCGCCGGGGTTAATGGCGCCGATTAGCGGCCGGCCGCCGACATAGCCGAAACTGTCGAGCGATGGCGCGGTGCTGTCCAACCACTCATCGTCGCCGCCGCCGGTGAGGGGAGTGTCAAGATCGAGGCCGGTCGACGCCAGCAGCGCCCACACCCAGGCCGAAACAATTGCGCGTGCCCAGCGGCTGTTGCTCCAATCGAAAATGATCTGTCGATCGTACATCGGCGAGCCGCTGTCAGCGTGATACACCCACGCCACCCGCGGCTTGTTCACACCGGCAATGCAATGCACGACATTGCGCCGGGCGACATCGGAATGGGCCAGCCACCACTCGTTGACCTTGTCCTGGCCGATCGGCGTGACCTGCTGGCCGGTCATACTGTAGAACCCATCCTCACTCGCAAAATAGAGTACGTTCCCGATGGTATCGAAGCCGTATTTGCTCACACAGCCGCGATCGTCCAGCACGCGCGAGAAACTGAAGATCAGCGTAGTATCACCAGGCAGGAATTGCAGCGTGCGTATGGCGCGATCTTGCAGCACATAACCAATTTCGCCGCCGGCCACGCCCTGCACTGGGCCGCCGTCCGGCATCTGCTGAGTGTCGCAGAGATTGGTTCCTACGATCCAGCCGGTGATGTCGTTGATGGCACTCCAAATAATGCTGCGCCTGTTGTAGCCGACATTGTCGGCCAATCCTGACAGGAACAGAAAATCTCCGATCTGTTTGACGTTGGTTGCGCGCGGCGGCGAACCGGCCAAAGCCGCGAAATTGGTGCCGCTGTCGATTGAAATCGACTGAACGTCATCATTTATATTACAGGCCACCAGCGTCTGCCCCGACTGCTCCCAGGACCACAGGTCGCCCGGCGCCACATGATAGTCGCCGCCCGCCAAGCGGGTTATGTCGGCCCACTGATCGCGGCTCCAAGTGAACAATTTGGTTTGCGTGCCGGCATAGATTTTCCATTCGCCCGACAGCGTGCGCGCGCAATACAGGCCGCACGGCGTGCCACCGGCATTGAAATAGGCTGCACCCGGCGGGATGAAGGTCGTGATCCAGCGCGCAACATTGGAAATCCGAAATTCATCGATCCAGCCTTTCCATGAATTGATCGTTACCTCGCCCTGAGCACCGATACTGAGCGCATTGCTGGAATTGTTGAGCGCGCCGCTCAACTGCGTGAAGCCGTCCTGCACCCCGTCAATAAACAGCAGGAAGTTTGCTCCATTGCGAACAAATGCCAGATGATGCCAGCCGGGGTTGATTGTGTCGGAGTACAGCGCGGTGCTGACGCAAGAGGCGGTAGTGAGCGGGCCTGATGCAACTATCGTTCCGATCCTACCATCGGCCCTTCGCAGAATATAAAAACTAGTGGAGGGAATGGTGGAGCCGTTGTCACACTGTCCGGTCATGTTGCGTACAAGGCCAACCGGCTCGTTGCAGTTGAACCAGAAATCGATGGTGAAATCGCCAGAGCCGAGCGCAAAATCCGCACTGTCGGGTGTAGTAATCCAATCGCCAACACCGTCGCACAGCAGCGACGAAGCGCCGAACCTTGCTGCCCCGGTATCGATTTGAGCATTGCCGGCCGCAGTCCACGTATGTGCAGAACCGCCGACATTGGCATCGGTGATGACGGTCGATGCGTCGGCACCATCGAAATGCAGCAGCACCTTGGTATTGCTGTCGTTGCCGCTATCCGCCAACCGTGCGGCGGAAAATGCCGCCAGCGAGGGAAACGGCAGATAGGAATTGGCTCCAGCGAAGACGTTCTCGACCTCGCTGGCGAATTTGGTATCGAGCAGCGCAATGTCAGGCCGCCACTCGCCGAATTCGATTGGCCGCTTCTGTGCGGGCATCAGTGCTGCTCCCGAGCGATTTTAATCGCACGCTGCAATTTGGCGTATGCACGCAGATTATCCGGCGCCGCCGCGATGATACGATCGCCGCGCTTATGCAGCATGAATGTCCCCGACTGCTCGCCCAGGATATAACGCAGCATTTGCGGCGTGTGGTAGATGACAATAATATCCTCGTCGTGATCAAGCACCGCTTGTTGCTTTTCTGACAACGCGATATCGGCGAGCTCGTTACCGTCGCCATCGAAAATCATGGTCATCAGTAATACTCCGCCGTTCGTACTGACGGACTGCTGGCGCCGGTGGTCAGTGCATAACGCTGGATGATTTCTGCAAACACCTCATCGCGGCGGGCCTTGTAGAGTTGTGCCATTTCCAGATTGCGGCCGTCGCCGGCAGCTTCCACCATCAATCCGAACAGGTAGACGTTGGGATATTCGGTCAACAGCCAGTTGCTGTTGCTGTTGTTGCCGACCAGGGTGGGGATTTTCTGGTAGTAGTGGAAATCATAAGCGCCGGTGCGGTCGTCCACCGGCCGCACCTTGAAGGTATTGCCCTCGATGGTGAACAGCCGATCGAAGCCGCGGCCCACCGGCGGCAGATAGGCCGGATGCACATAGTCGAGTTCATCGTAGGGCGGATGGAATGTCGGCACCGGCGGCGATCCTGGCAACGTCGGCCGCACCGTGCGCCAGAGCAGATAGTCGGCTGGCAAAGCCACGTCGCCACCCACGGTCGTGAGCAATACCGATGCCTCCATCGGCAGCACCCGCAGCCGCGAGTTGGCGTCGGCCTCGAACGAGCGCGTGAAACGATCGTAGCGCGCGATGAACCGCTGATTGAACAACAGGTCCGATAGCTCGCTTTTCAACTCGCCGTAATTACTCGCCATCGCCGTTGTCCCTTATGCGTGGCGGCCGTCCTCGCCGCTTCTTGTTGGGCTCACGATCGGGCTCGTCCTCGGGCGGATAGTCCGGCGGATTGGTGGGATAACGCGGCGGCTCCTCGATCGGCGGTGGCGGCGGATCGTTCGTCCATGTCTCGGGCATCGGGCCGAATGGTCCCGGCACCGGCCCCTTGCCCTTGCCGTTATCTTCCACTCGAAAGAACCGATTGCCGCGCGCCTTCCTGATCATGGTTTCGTCAGTCACCTCGACGGGCTGGCCGACCTCGAACGTGACGCCGCACCAAGTGCACGGGGCGAGGGGGATGTATTCATCCCCCTGCTCCGAGCCATCGGTGCCAAGCCAGGTGAGCTTGGCCATGGCGCTACGATGTCGGCTTGATGAACTGCACCGAAACGTAGGCATCGCCAGCGGTTGGAGATACGGCGAGGTTAACCCACACTGGGGTGTCGGCCGCCAGCGGCTGCACCAACGCCGCCAACGGTGGCGTGACCACCGTGCCGGCCGTCAGTGCGATGCCGGCGGCAATATCAACGCCGGCGGCGGTAGTGCCGAGGTTGAATGTTGCCGTGCCCGGCGTGATTGCCGTTTCCACATTGCTGTTGATGCCGAGGATGGTGGCACCAGCCGGCAGAGTGCCAATCTGGACACTCTGTGTGGCACCTCCACCTGACACCGCAGTGATGCGGCCGGCGATCGACTGTACCGCAACACTGAAAGCATCACGGGCCGGAATGTTGGTCATCAGGTTAGCAACCATGGTTCTGTTCCTTTCTCTATCCGCTTAATCGGTGGCCGAGTTGAAGAACCCGGTTGCGACGCCCCACTGCACAAGCCTAGTG